TTTATATATTATTCCAATATTTTATTTTTTGATTGTATAATTTCCTTCTTCTATATTATTCTCATTTAAAAAGAGGACCTTCATTTTATTTTTGTATGCCTTCAAATATGCATAACCAAGATTATTAGATAAAAATTCAAGTGAACAATTGTTATCTAAATGATTTAAATCATTTAGATCATCATATACTTTCCCTCCTGTTCCACAAACTATTAATACAATATTTTGATTATTTAATTTCATATTTATTAATTGTTTATTATGATCATGACCACACATATAAACATCAAATGGAGCATATGTAAATAATTCAGTTAAAAACTCTTCTAGATCATCGTCAGCATTACCATGACCTGCGATACTTCTCCAAGTATGGTGTCCATAAACTATCTTCCAATCCGCATCTGATTTTTTTATCTTATTTCCTATATATTTTAGTTGTTTCTTAATATCTTTATCACTTAAATTAAATGTATTTGTATCAATCACAAAGAAGTCAATTGTAATATTATTATTTTTCTTACGAAATGTATAGTAATTATTAGGCATAATCCATTTCATATTCTTTTTTTCAGACCTTCGAGCATAATTTATTTGATAGATTGAATTTCCTTTTCCAGATGAAGTTTGACCATAATCATGATTACCAATACACATATAAAACTTAATATCATTTGAAATACCCCTATATGGATCTTCAAACTTCTCAATAAATTGAGGATCATTAATACTTGTACACCCTTCTTCATATATATTATCACCTAAACCACAAATAAATGTATTTTTTTTCTTATTAATATGATCTTTTATTGCATTAGAAACTTCTTTTTGAGATTCTTCGCCACTGCCCATATCCCCTAATATATAGAAATTTATCATATATAATATAAAAATAAAAAATATATATTTAAATATAATGATATATAAATTAATTCATCTATTTCATGGACTATTTATAGCCCCTCTATTAGTAGTACTGGCTTTTTTTATACGATCAAATAAACCAATTGTAAAAGATAATGAAGGTAATGAAATCTATAATAAAAATATGGTTACACTACTTATAATTGCTTGTATAGTATTTTTAATAAATATATTTAAATTAACATTCCCTAGTAGATTTTGTTAAAAGATATTTCGTTTCTTAATTATTTTTTATATTCTAAATAATAATATTATATCTTATATATATGGGAGAACAATGGTCTTTAATTAATTTTACAGAATTAATGGATTCTATTCTAACTGGTGATCGTTCAATTGATGATCCGATTGATATTTATAATAAGAGGAGGGATACATTAAGTAAAATATCATTTCTAAATCTTCTTCTAAATTATAATAATATTGATAAAGATAATTTACTTGAAGTTTTATATAAAATATTTATTGAATTTCAAAGTAAAATTAATAATTTACAAAGGGAGAATGTCGTACAACAAATGGTTGAACGGATTAATAATGAATGGTTCTATCCAGAAAACTCATTGAATATTAATGATCCATTTTCAAAATCATTCTTTACAAAAAATAACTTAAATAAATTAAAATATGAAAACTCTTGTAAAAAATGTAATAAAATTGAATATCTATGTAAAATAGAAAATAATATGCCCCTTAATCTAAAAGAAGGTGATAAACATCCTTTAGAAAATAATTTTATTTCAACAATAGAAGATTGTGAAAATTCAATACAATACCTTCAAAACAATATACAGAATATTGAACAGATTATTTCCTATCTAAATAATTTTAATTTATCACTATTCATTGATCTATCAATTAAACACAAATCATTATATCTAAAAATAGATCAAACAGATAAAAATTATGAAATACCAGAAAAAATACATAAAATATTTTCTAATTTTATCCATATTCATAATTTATTACATAAACAATTAATACAATATCATCAACATATTAATCAATTACTAGATGATCTAAAGAGAAAATGTAATCATATGAATACATTAAAACAAAATATTCAATCAATTGCATACATTAGTAACGTAAATGATGAAAAAGATGAAAAAGATGAAAAAGAGAAACAAATAATAGATGATGATCTGGGTCAATTATATGTTGAAAATAACAAAGTCAAAATAAAAGATAATGATGAACAATCATTTGTTTTCTTTTAATAAGAAAAAAATTAATGCCTGATAAATATTAGGGAATTCGTAATCAATAAAACTTTCATTTGTATTGGAACTATAAGGATTTATCCATATTGTTTTCCAACCGAACTCTTTAGCACTTCGTAAGTTTTCTTTCATATCATCGAAAAAATAAATTATATTATTTGTTGATTTATTATCATCTTTTATTATATTATCTACATATTTAAAAGATTTTAATGAAGGTTTCATCTGATATGGTGGATTGATTGGAATATTATCACGTGCAAAGATAATAGAAAAATGATACAATAAATCTAAGTTCTTTAATACATTATATCCATGACCATATGTACCATTTGTATAAATATATAATTTATCACTTTTAAGGGATTCAATTAAGTTTTTTAAAGTATTTCCGGAATCGATATTATAATAATCATTATTATCTTTTGTATGCATAATTATTGTATCATCAATATCAAATACAAATATATTTTTCATTTATAGTTTAATATACATTTTAAATTATATTTTAAAATTAATTAAACTATTAAATTAAATATTATTTAAAAAAATATTGCGTAGAATTATTGTAAATGGTTGAAGAAACAAAAGAAATTCTTTTATCAGAAGAAGAAAAAAGATATGTTATTTTTCCAATTAAGTATCCAGAGGTTTGGAAAATGTATAAAAAAGCAGAAGCAAATTTCTGGACAGCAGAAGAATTAGATCTAACTAAAGATTTAAACGATTTTAATGTAAAAATGAATGATGGAGAAAGATATTTTATTGAAAATGTACTCGCATTTTTTGCAGCAAGTGATGGAATTGTGAATGAAAACCTTGTTGAAAGGTTCTGTAATGAAGTTAAAATACTTGAAGCAAAGTTTTTCTATGGATTCCAAATTGCAGTTGAAAATATACACAGCGAAACATACTCGTTATTAATTGATACGTATGTAAAAGATCAGAAGAAAAAGGAAAAATTATTTAATGCGATAGATACTATACCAAGTGTTAAGAAAAAAGCAGAATGGGCCCTCAAATGGATCAATGATGATTCGGCGACATTTGGTACACGTGTAATCGCGTTCGCAGCTGTAGAAGGAATTTTCTTTTCAGGTTCTTTTTGTTCAATATTTTGGCTGAAGAAAAGGGGATTAATGCCTGGTTTATGTCATAGTAATGAATTAATAAGTAGAGATGAAGGACTACATACAGAATTTGCTGTATTAATGTATTCTATGTTAAAAAATAAACCTTCAAAAGAAATAATCCTTAAAATTATTCAAGAAGCGGTTGAATTAGAAAAAGAATTCATTACAGAATCACTACCGTGTGATCTTATCGGAATGAATAAAGATTTAATGAAACAATATATTGAATATGTGTCCGATAGATTATTATTAATGTTGGGGATTGAAAAGGTTTATAAAGTAGAGAATCCATTTGAATGGATGGAATTAATTGCGGTTCAAGGGAAAACAAATTTCTTTGAGAAACGTGTTGGAGAATACGCAAATATAGCAAACTCTGAAAAGAAAGATAATGTTTTCTCATTAGACTCAGATTTCTAATTATTACGGATAAAACGATCAATATTTGAACGGGATTTACTTGCCGATTTACTCTTTTTAACTTCGCTTAACTTAGCAATTGAATAAGTTTTACCATCATATTTTAAAGGTTTAATTTTCTCAATTAAACATGTTTCGCGGTTATAAATAACATCAGTATTCTTATTTAATTTATTCCCCCGACAAGCATCAAATAAAATCTTTCTTAATTGTTCCTTCGTATCGTCATTTAATTCTTTTTCCTCTTTCTCTTTTTCAATAAATATTTTTAAACGGGCAATCTTCAATCCAGTATCTAACTTATTCCAAGATTGTTTTAATATCTCCTTTTTTTCTAAATTAAGTAATGTCTTCATTGATTCATTTGTTTCTATATTTGTTGTACTTGTTGTAATTGATGATTTATGTATATCTATATCCCGTAATTGAATTGGTTTCTTATATTTTTCATTACTTTTAATTTGTTTTATTTTTTTTTCTTCATCTGTTAATATATTTTTAAGATCCATTAGTTATATTATTAATTTAGACTTGATTCCTTAAATATTATGATATTATGATATTATGATATTATTTTAATATTTAATATAATATAATGGATGAATCAATCATTCGAATTAATTCAGTCAAAGGTATTGATTATGTCCGCCCCCCAACATTAGATTTTTTAAAGATTAAAGAAACAAATGATTATACAGAATTTAAAATTATTACCAAAAAAAATGCAAAAGAAAAAAAGAAATCAAAAAAAGGTTGTCCCGAAAATCCATTCACAAATTATTTAGATTCATTTATATTCTGTAAACCAACATTGAATATAAAAATGCCTAAAAAAAATTATATGATTAAAGATGGAAAGAAAAAATTCGCTTATGCGGTTGGGATGTTCCCTAACCCAAAAAATGGAAAACCAGCATATCTTGATGGTTGTATTCTAGCAGCATTGGGTCTAAAGAGACAACAAACAAACGCAGATATAATATGCTTCATTACCCACGATATCTCACAAAAAGATAAAGAAAAATTAGAAGTTGTTTTTGATAAAGTAATCTATGTTCCATATATATCTCCATATGATATGGGAGGGGAAGGGGATCTCAAAACAATTATGATTGATAAAGGACTTTTTGATAATTGCCCAAATTATACAAAACAACATCCATATGTTCACGTGTTTTTTAAACTCCATATCTTTAATCCAGATCTATTTCCGTATGAAAAAGTATGTTTTGTTGACTCAGATTTAGTTCCTCTTAATTATTATGACTCATTATTTATGTTAGATTGTCCAGCTGGATTTGTTGAATATCGTAAAAAATCGCCATATTTAGAATCGTATCAATGGGATAGATGTGATTATTTAGAACATGGTAAATTAATACCAAAAGAAATTACAGATATTGATAAACCATCGGGAGCTGATGTAAACGCAGGTTTATTACTTATTAAACCAAATAAAAAAGAATATAACGCAATGATAAAAGAATTATCCTCGCCATTAGACTCTTGGATGGGTCCAAACAAAAAACATAAAGGTTTCTATTCATTTAATTTTGATAATCCAACTGGAATGGAATTTGTACCTAACTCATACTGTTATCCAGAACAAAACTATCTTACAAAAAGGTATTCAGGGAAATGGACATTCATAGAATTTGCCTTCCAAAGTTGGAGTAGAGACCCATGTAACTCATTTGGAATCCATATGGCCGCGTTTAACCCGAAACCTTGGTTCAAACAACCCATAGGAACATTACTTAAATCAGATGAAAAATTTCAACCTTATCTTAAAGAATGGGATAAAAAAAATATTCGTTTTCCTCTAGCAATAAAAGAAGATTCAAATGAAACATATGAAAATATTTCGTATTCATATGAAATGTTTAATGAAGTAATTATATGGGGAATGGTAAACTATCCGAAATTAATTGATTTCTTTACTCACGAAACACAAATCCATGGTACAAAAGTTTCATTTGACCGTGATATTTTTAAAAAATTATCTCCAAAAGAAAATATACAATACATATTACTCAAAGATATCAAAAAAGGAAATAAAATATATAAAAAACTCAGTAAATCACAAAAATTAATTACAAACCTTATTAATGATTATGATAATAATATTACAAAAATAAAAGATAACTATCTACAAATATGTAGGGATAAAATTAAAGATGATTTTGGTAACTATGATTATAATTTTAAAATTATTAATTATCCAAACCATACAACAAAGCCAGAAAATGATAAAAATAAATTATTAAAAGAAAATAAATTCCCCTATGGAAAATTTAAAGGGAAACAAATCAAAGATCTAGACAAAGAATACATCAAAAAAGTTATTCAAATGAATGCATATAAAAAAGACCCACTACTTAGAAAAAAAATTATTAAATCCCATAAAAAAACAATACAATCCTTTAAAAAAGGTGGAGGTAAAACGAAAAAAAGAACAAAAAAGAAAGAACATACTCTTCATTATTTCTCTACGGATTGGTGTGGTTATTGTAAATCATTTAACCCTCAATGGAACTCTCTTGTAGAAAAACTTAAAAATAAAAAAATAACTCTCAATAAAATTATTATTAATGATGAAAATCAACACCTATTAACAAAATTCAATATTCAATCATATCCAACACTATTACTAGAAAAAAATAATAAGAAAATATTTTATAATAATGATGACCGTTCCATTGATAAAATAATATCATTCCTAAAAAAAGAAAAAGCATTCTAATAAGGACTAAATGTTGAACATGTATTACATTTTATTCCAATATTTGTAATATCATTTAATCCACCAAATTGTAGAGGTTTAATATAATGTATCTTATGACTATGAATATCTTTTTGTAAGATAGGATTCTGACAATGTAAACATCGCCATCCTTGTTTCATTGCGAGATTATATTTTAATCCATCCATTTGATTATTTTTATAAATAACTGAATTCACATCATAAAGAGGCTTATCATCAGCATTTTTTACATTTGTCATTAACTTATACATAAATAATTTTTGATAACTCATCAAATAATAAAGTAAAAAAACACAAACAACAAAGGTTGTGAAATATAAATGTGTACGATTTGATAACTTCTCAGGATATCTTTTATATATCTGATAATAAATTGTAATAAGAATACATAAAAATATAATAGTTTTCATTATATTATATAACAATATAAATGTACTTAGTCTATATCTTAAAATCACAAAATAAATCATATATTGGAATGACAAATGATTTCTTTAAAAGGTGGAAACAACATAATAAATTATTAAAAGGTGGGGCAAAATATACATCAAAATATGATAATTGGACACCAATATGTATCATAGATGGTTTTAAAACAAAATCAGAAGCAATGCAATGCGAATGGAAATTAAAAAGAGTAAGAGGTTATTATAATCGTTTAAAGAACCTTGTATATTTATTACAATCTAAAGATAAATGGACAAAAAAAAGTCCATCCATTGATTCACAAAAACTAACAATATATATTACAAATGAATTTAAATCATTATTTACAATTCCAACAAAAGAATTATATTGGTTCTAATTATTTTCTTATTATAATTAATTAATTAATTATATGACTAAATATATTTTTGTAACAGGTGGAGTTATCTCAGGATTAGGAAAAGGTGTTATATCAGCAAGCATAGGAGCAATACTCCAAATGCTTGGAGAAAAGAAAATTACAATAAAAAAACTAGACCCATACTTAAATGTTGACGCAGGTACAATGAATCCAATGGAACATGGTGAAGTCTTTGTTACAAATGATGGTACTGAAACAGATTTAGATCTGGGTTATTATGAAAGATTTTTAAATATTATAATGACAGAAAAAAATAGTACTTCCTCAGGTAAACTATTCCAAAAATTACTCACAAATGAAAGGAATGGATCTTATCTAGGAAAAACAATACAAATGATACCACATTTCACAAATATGATTAAAGAATTTATCTGTGATGATTCATCAAATTATGACTATATTATTTGTGAAATTGGTGGTAGTGTTGGAGATATTGAAGCAATGGCATTTTATGAAGCATTACGACAATTAAAAAGTGAATTAGGAAATACTAATATACTATATCTACATCTAACATATCTAATATACCTATCATTAACAAAAGAAATTAAAACAAAACCAACACAAAATACAATTAAGGATCTTCAACAATTTGGAATTACACCCGATATTCTAATCTGTCGTTCAGAAGTAAAAATACCACAATCAATCAAAGAAAAATTATCATTATATACAAATGTACCTTCTTCAAATATTATTGAAGTTATGGATCTTTCATCTATTTATCAAGTTCCTATAAATCTTATTAAACAAAACATCCACATTATTCTAAAACAAAAATTTAATATTCACCCTCCATTAAAAATAAACAAATGGAAATCATTAAATGAAAGAATAGAATCATTACAGAAATCAATTACAATTGGAATTCTAGGCAAATATACAGAATTAAATGATTCCTATAAATCATTACTTGAAGCAATATTCCACGCAGGTATTTATCATAATCATAAAATTAATATTCATTGGATTAACTCAAGGGATGATAAAGTTAAATTAATTGATACATTAAATGGTATTATTATTCCAGGAGGATTTGGACTAACAGGGATTGAAACAATGATATCATTAATACATTTAATACGTACAAAAAAAATACCCACTTTTGGAATATGTTTAGGAATGCAATTAATGATTATTGAATACTGTCGTAATGTACTCCACCTTAATGCTGGATCGGAAGAATTTGATAATCAAAAAATAAAAGTAATTAAAAAAATAAAAGAAATTAAAAATTATGGTGGATCAATGAGACTTGGAAAATCTAAAATTAAAATTATAAAAATGAAAAACAGTAAATTATTCAATATATATAACAGTGAAACTATCTATGAAAGACATAGACATAGATATACTGTAAATAATGATTATTTAAATCTATTAAATCAATACCATTTCCAAATAGTAGCAAGTTCATATGAAACAAACTTTATTGAAACTGTAGAACTAAATAATGATTTACATGATTGGTATATTGGCTGTCAATATCATCCTGAATATCAATCATCACCATTTAAACCACACCCTTTATTTTTATCATTTATTCAATATTCAATATTCAATAAAAAATAAGTATTATATATATATATATATGTCCCAAGCAAAAGAAAACCCTACAGAAAATAAAGAAATACTTCATATATTAAATTTTCCACCACCTCCCCCACCTCTAATTAGAATAGAAGAACAAATTAAAACATTACAATCTCAAATACAACAAGAACAACAACAAGAGGGGTCACAAAGTAAAATCGATCAGTTAACTAAAAAACTACAATCACTTAAATCATCATTGCCATCGCCATCATTACCATCATTACCATCATCATTACCATCATTACCATCATCATTACCATCATTACCAGATATATCATTGTCTGGTAGAGAAGGAAATGAAAGTGCTACATTAGCACCAACATTAGATACAAAATTAAGAATATCTCCAAAAAGATACCCAGATTTGATAATCCTAAGAAATGAATTAATGAAACAATTAACACAATTACAAATGGAAGCGCAGCAAGGAGAAGGACAAATGGAGGCGCCACGAGAAGTAGAACAAGTGGATGCGCCACCAGAAGTAGAACAACGAGAGATTATGCGGGAAGAAGGTGAAGAACAAGCGGAGCAGACAGAAGAGGTAGAGCCTACAAGGAAATATAATGTAGGTGATGTAATATATTACAATAAGAATGATACATGGTATCCTGGAACTGTCCGTACTGTAGAAGAAAATGGAAATGTAAGGATTGATCTAGACGAACCTAACATCGGTGTATCAAGGTCAATACCACAAGATGATGAAACATTAAAAACAGAAGAAGAATACCTACAAACCCCCGAGGCAAGTTCGTCAGACCTCAGTAAGAGAAGGGCTATCAGTGATCCAGGAGATTTTCTACAAAAAGGAGGTGTTAATATTGAGGTTATTCGTAAAAAATTACAACGTATTGATGATTTAATTCAAGAAATTAAATCAAAATCGACAAATAAAGCATTACAAAAGGAAATTCAGAAAAAAAAAGAAGAATCATTAAAAGAACTAAATATATTAAAAATAAAATTAGATCAAATAAGCCCTTTAGAGGAGTTAGAGGATTTAGACCCGGAAAAACAAAGAGAAATGGAAACAATTGAAAAAGAAATTCAAAAATTAACAGGAAGAATACAACTGTTTGATACAGAATATACGAATTTAGACGAAGACCAAGGTGAAGAAGACCAAGGTGAAGAAGACCAAGGTGAAGAAGACCAAG